GTTGCAGACAGACTTGACGGCGGAGCAGTACGGATATTCCAGCACGGACGAGATGCTGAAAGAAGTGGAAAGCTCGCCGACGCAAAAGGAAGCTGTGACGCAGCGCCTCAATGAAATGATCAGGGAACTTTCGGACGGCGACGACCGCGCCACGTATGAGGAATCCATACGCGAGGCGATCTACAACGGAGACGAAGCGCTCCTGATCGGCGTCGAGCAGCAGCTCATAGAGAACTACGCAAAGAACGCGATGGACCGGCAAATCTCGGCGGACGTCGCAGCCGCCCGGCGGCAGCAGGCACGGAACGCCGCGAAGAACGACCTCGCGAATATGAACATCGAGGACGCCGTGCGGACGAATAAGTTCATCACGGCGGAACGGAAGGCCGCAGTCAAATCTGCGCAGCTCCTCGCGAAAAAGGACTTCGAGGGGGCGCTCGCGCAGAAGAACCTGCAAGCCTACTGGCACGCGATGGCGGCGGAAAGCATGAAAGTCAAGCGGCGCAAAGCGCAGCATGACAAATACTTGAAGGCGCAGCTCAAGAAGAAGCCGGAAGCCTGGCTGAACGAGACGCACTTCGGGGCCGTCAGCAACCTGTTCGCACGAATGGGCATCGCGAAGGATGTGCATATCCAAGCGGCCGGGACTTCGGAATATGGTTCGCTCGCCACGTATGCGGAAGCAATGAGCCAGCTCTATGACTGCGTCGATATTGCGGACTGGATCCTGGATGAAAGCGTCGACATAAAAGACACGAAGAAGCTGACGCTGGAACAGTACGAAGACGTGATCAACGCTATCAAAAATATCCAGGCTATCGTGAAAGCGCAGAAAGGCGTGAACACGTTCAACCGTTCGGCGACGTGGGAAGACACGAAGAAGCTGATGATCAAAAAGCTTTCCGAACTTCCGACGCGTTTCATTCCGAACCCGAACAGCCCGACGCGGGCGACGGCGATGGAACGCTGGACGGCGTCGATGGAAACGACGGACACGCTTTTCGAGCTGCTGGACGACGCGACCTTCGGATTTTTCTCGAAGACCTGGGGGACGGCGCTCAAACACGCAGCCGACCACGAATACGAATGCCTGGACAAGTACAACAAAGCGGATGCGGAAGCGCTGAAAAAATGGCTGCCGGATAAAGCGGCGGAACAGGCCGCAGGTGAAGAAGTGTTCTATAAGGAATTGAATGCTTCCGTCACGAAGCACGTTCTCGTGAAAATGCTGATCAACCTCGGCAACGCGGACAATGCGCAGCGTCTTTGTGAGACGGTGCCCGTGGGGTTCGAGGGGAGTAAACTCTGGATCAAACCGGATTTCACGACAACTCGGCAAGCCGCGGCGGAGGAAACAAAGCAAAACTTGATTGCCTTCCTCGGGCGCGTTCTCACAAAGGCCGACGTGGAATACGCGCAGCGAAAAATCGACGCGGCGGAAATGTTCTGGGGCGAAAAGAACGAGCTGGAAAAACGGGTGAAAGGCTTCGGCTTGAAGAAGGTCGAGGCGACGCCAGTCGAGCTGAAGATCGGCGACGAGACCGTCGTGTTGCGCGGCGGATACTTCCCGCTGATGCGGAACGGTGAAACCGGATCCCATGCCGCCTCCCAGGAAGTGGCGGACGACGATCCGCTGCAGGGAAAGAGAATCCGCACGTATCACACCAACACCAGCGCGACGAAAGCGAGAACGAAAGCCAAGTATCCAGTCAATCTTTTCCCCGGCGCGGAGACGCAATGGATTTATGAATCAATCCATGACCTGTGCTGGCGCGAGACGATGAACGACTTCCGGCGCGTGCTGAACGATCAGGAACTTTTCGCGCTGCTGAAAAGCAAGATCGGCGTCGCGCGGATGAACGTATTCAAGGAACTCTTGGAAGTCTCCGCGGATCCGCAGAACAGCAAATCGCTTTCAGAGGGCGAGCGTATGCTGGGCGATGCGGCGTCCTGGCTGCGGCAGCGTACCTCGCACGCGGTCATCATGATGAATTTCAAAGTCATCATGCAGAACTACGCGAACGCTTTCCTCTACGGAAACGCGGTCGAAGGTTACACGATGGCCGACAATCTGCGGGCGCTCGGGACGTATATGTTGAAATACCACTTGCCCGGCTCCCATAAAGAGATGGTCGAATTCGCGCTCTCGAAGTCGGCGTTCATGCGCGAGCGCTGCGAACTTCCGGACATTACGGTCCGCGACATCGTGAACGAGAACAAGGAGTTCGTATGGGAAAAGGTATCCCGTGAAATCGGCATCAAGACGATGGCGTTCACGGATAACGCAACCGCAATCCCGAACTGGATCGAAGCGTATAACAAGAAGCTGAACGAACCGGGAGCGACAGAACAGGAAGCGATCGACTTCGCCGACACTATCGTCCGGCGCGTGCTCGGTTCGTCGAGAATAACGGACGTTGCGTCCATGCAGCGCGGCGGCCCGATCATGAAAATCATGACTATGTTCCAGAGCTTCTTCAACGCCAGGTGGAATGAATTCCTCCGGATGGAGCGGCAAGCGACAAAGCAATGGACGAAGGGCCAAAAACAGGAAGCATTCGCGAACGTGTTCTCTTATGTCATAAGCAAATGGCTCGGACAGACGATGCTCGCGATGGCGCTGGCCTTGCAGAATCCTTTCGGCGTGGATGACAAGGACAAGTATCCGGAGCTGCTGAAAGAACTGAAAAGCTATTCCTTCTCCATGATGGGACCGATCGGGCAGACAGGAAGTTACCTGCTCGGAAAAGCGCTTGGTATGCACGAATTCGATTATCGTATGTCGGCAATAGAATCTACCGTCGATAAAATCGGGAGGGCGGCGGCGAAGATCGGCAGCGATAAGGCGTCGACACAGGACAAAGTGGAAGGCGTCGTCGATACGGCGTCGATGCTTGTCGGCGTGCCGTCGCAGCTCAATCGAGTTTTTTGGAATCTGTTCGACGCGGCGTTCAATGATATGGCTCCTGAATGGGGCGATATTTACAGACGCCGCCCGAAGAAAGAGAGATAAAGAAAGGACGCTGATGTGAAATGATTGATTCCGTCGTAATCAAGCAGATTTACCAGGGCGACGGGGAAACGACACAGTTTCCCTTTGCCTTCCCTTTTGAATCTGCCGACCACGTCAAGGTCTCGATCTACGACACCGAGACGGAAACCGAGACGCAGCTCACGAGCGACTACTATGTAGACGCCACCGCGTCGAAAGTTCTGTATCCCGGTTATCCGCCCGGCGAGGAACCGCCGGAAAGCGAACGCCCCGGACCGCTGCCGGTTGGTCAGAAGCTCGTTATCTATCGCGACACTCCGATCAACCAGCTCGAAGACCTGGGGGAGAAATACCCACTGACGATCATCGAGGAAATGATCGACAAAGTGACGATGATCCTCCAGGAATTTGGGGACCAGCTGGACCGTGCGCTGATCGTCGACATGGCGGCAGACGTCACTCCGGCGGAGTTCCTCGACGCCTTCAAAGAGGGAGTGCAGAAAGCCGTAGACAAAGCGGCGGAAGCAGCCGCCAGCGCATTGGACGCATCCAACAGCGCGGGCGCAGCTCACACCTCGGAAGTCAATGCGGACGAAAGCGCCCGCGACGCAGCGGCGTCCCTGGAAGAGGCGAAGGAGATCGCCAGCGTCATCGGCGTCGTCGGCGAGCCATACGATCCGACGAAAACATATCATATCCCCGACATCGTCATCACGCCGGACGGGACATCGTGGCGCTGCATCCAGACGTCCACGGGAGAATATCCGGCCACGTCCTCGAAGTGGGTGGCGCTCGCGCTTGCGCAGGGCGAGACCTTCGAGTATGACGAAGACGGGAATTTGCAGCCGCGCGCGTATGCGCAGTCGTCCTCGATGTGGCAAATCGACGATGACGGAAATATTATGCCGCAGGAGGTTATTTCAGCATGAGTAATGCAATCGTTCCAAGAAGCGACCTTTCCCATGATTTGGGAACGGCAACAAAACGATTCAAGGAAGCACACGTCAAAAAGATTGTCGCGGACGAAGTGGAAGGCGACCTCGCCGATAACATCAACAACCGCGCGACGGTGCAGGAGCTCCAGCGCGTTGAGGGCGAGATCGAGAACGCAGCCGCCCCTAACTATTACGAAGAGAGCGAAGCCTTCTATGATGCAAGTCAAGATAGGGACAGCAACACGAAAATCATTTCCCCGGCCATCCTTTGGCTGAACATCAACGGGCAGGGCCGGAAGCTCACGCAGCAGGTCACGCTCGACATCGACGATCATTCCGTGTGGGACACGAAGGCGACCGAGTGGCAGTCAGAAACGGACTACACGGTAGGAAAACGAGTGTACCCGACGGGCGGCAGCGCGGGCTATTTGTATAAATGCACGACGCCGGGCACGTCCTCCTCGCTGACGCCGACCTGGCCGACGACGCCGGGGCAGACCTACAACGACGGAAGTGTCGTTTGGACGTGTGAACTGGACACTTCCTTCTCTACGAGCCGCGCTGGCAAAAACTTCTATATTTTCGCCTGCGCGAATGAGGAGACGCCGCTCGTCCCCGACCTCGTGATCTCCGAAAACAGCACCGTACCGGAAGGGTACACGGCGCAGACCTCGCGCAAAATCGGCGGGTTCCATTGCGAATGCGCGGACATCGGAACGATTGCGAATCATCCGCTTTCCGATTATGTTGCCGGTGATATTCTCCCCGCCTCGATCTGGGATCTCAAACACAGGCCGATCGGCGAGCCGGAAGGTTATGCATACGACGAGGGCAGCGACGTGTGGCTTGCGATTTATGGCCTTTCTTGGTCGGGCAGTTGGGGAAGCGCGACTTCCACGCAGCCGGGCCGCGCAGACGACGACACGCTGACGCTCGAAAGTAAATACGGCGCGGAGTGGGCGGACGGCGCCAGCTCCGAAAAATGGCATTGCTGGAAGTTTGAACAGATTTTACAGAGGCAAAAGCAGAGGCTCCCATATCAGCGCGAATTCATGTCAGGCAGCCAGGGCAGCAACCAAAGCACGAACATCTACGGCAGCGCTGATCCGGTCACGACCGGCGGTCACAAGGACACAGCGAATCGTCGTATGGTATCGAACATCGGCCTCGAAGATTGCTGCGGCGATCATTGGCAGTGGGGCGCCGACGTTGGCTCGGCATCCACGAGCGGATCCTACGGCAACGCCTACGACGGAAATGATAAATACCAGGCGGGCCAGGTCTACGGTACCGTATATCGGCCTATCTTCGGCGGTTATTGGACTGATGCGGCGGGCTGCGGTTCGCGCGCGTCGGCTTGGTATTACGGTGCGCTGGCTCTTCATGCTGCCCTCGGGGCCCGCGGCGCGTCCGAGCCGTTGTTCCGCAGAACGGTTTAACACGCCCCCGAAACCGGCTCCTGCACGCAACGCGGCGCCGGACACGGGCGCGAAGCACGGCGCGGCCGCGTTAGCGGCCGCGCTTATGGTGGGATAATCAAAAATCTGGCTTGTATGTTATGTGTCGGCCTATCTTCGGCGGTAATTGGAATAATGCGGCGAACTGCGGTTCACGCGCGTCGAATTGGAATAACAGTGCACTGAATCTTAATGCTAACATCGGGGCCCGCGGCACGTCCGATACGTTTGGAAAGCGTCCAAAGCTGAAACCCAAACGGCTGAACATACAGGCCATCCTTCGGGAGAATACGCAAAAGGGTGGCTCTCTGAAATAGTAAGAAGGCTGAAACTTCGGGAGAGTATTTATTATGAAAAGACATGGCGGACTTTTCGAGAAGATCGTCGATCCGGAGAATATCGAGCTGGCCTACCAAAAAGCCCGAAAGGGAAAGAATTGGCAAGAAAGCGTTCAACGCGTAGAAAATAACAAGAAAGAAAAACTTGCCGCTCTTCGGCAGCAGCTCCTCGATGGATCCTTCACGACATCAAGGTACACCGTGAAAATCATCCACGAACCAAAAGAAAGAGAGATCTTCATACTTCCTTTTTACCCCGACCGCATTATGCAGCACGCGATCATGAATATCGTCGCGCCCATCTGGGACGGCCTGTTCATCTTCGATTCGTATGCGTGCCGGAAGGGAAAAGGGCAACACGCCGGAAGCAAGCGGTGCATGCAGTTCACGCGTCGAAACGCCTGGGTGTGTCAGTTCGACATTTCCAAGTTTTACCCATCTATCCCGCACGATAAACTGATGGAAGTCATCCAGCGAAAGATCAAGGACAAGCGCGTGCTCGCATTGTTTCGGGATATTATCAGCAGCATCGGAGGAGACCGGAACGTCCCGATCGGGAACTACACGTCCCAGTGGTTCGGTAATTTATACATGAACGAGCTGGATCAATACGTGAAGCACCGGCTACACGTCCGCGATTATATCCGATACTGCGACGACTTCCTGATCTTCGGGAACGACAAGGAAGAACTGAAACGCCAGGCCGACAAGGTCGAAGCGTTCGTCTCGATGATCCTCGGCATGAAGCTCTCGAAAAAATCTTTGTACCCGACAGCGCACGGGATCGACTTTTTGGGATACCGGCACTTCCCGGACGGAAAGATCCTCGTCCGGAAAGCGACGGCGAAGCGGATCAAGAAACGCCTGAAAGTTATTCCCTGGGCGCTGAAGCATGGGAGAATCACAAAAGAACAGGCCATAGGGAAACTGGCCAGCGCCAACGGATGGCTCAAACATGCCAACGCGCACAACCTGCGAATGGCGATCCGGCTGGATGAACTGACGGCCGAAGTGGAGGCGATACCGTGAAAAGGTTTTCTGATCTGCCGCCATCGAAGCGCGAAGCGTGGGCGGAGAAAAAGAAAATCAGCGAAGTCATCGGCAAGGAAATCATCATCACCGGCTTTTCGATTATCCAGTCAAAATACGGGAACGGCGGAAACGCCGAAGCGCTGCGCATCGAGTTCGAGCAGGACGGATCGAAGTATATTTGCTATACGGCGTCATCTCTCTTGCGGCGACAGCTGGAGGCGACGGAAGACGAGCTCCCGTATATCGCAGTCATCGAAGAGAAAAATCACTGGCTCACATTAACATAAGGAGTGATAAGAATGAAGGGCTTTCCCAAGCACTTGAACAGCAAATTCGATTATTATTACATCAAGGACAATTTCCCGGAATCGAAGTGGAAACCGTACTGGCAGCTCCTCCTCGACGATCGCTTCCGGTGGATGGACGACCACGAGCTGGAAGATCCTTCCGAGGGCATCGTCGACGAGACGCACCGGATCGAGGAGCGCACCTCGACGAACCCGGAGACCGGGGAAGAGGTCACGGTCTACATCCAGCAGGAATACAAGAAGAACCCGGGCAGCAACTTCTGGCGGATGGGCTTCACATTGGAAGAGGTGGAGGAAGCGCTCGGAGGTGCAGCATGATTCGGTGGTTAATCATGGCGCCCCTCTCGCTGATCGTCTCGTTGATCTGCTACGTTACCAATCCGATCGTAGTTTTATTTTGCAACGACGACGGCGAGCTGCCGGGCATCCTCCAGCTGTGGCAAACCTGGGATAATAGCTGCAATCCGAGCGACGTCACGGAAAACAAGCAGCTCCCGGAATTCCTTCTCTATGACTGGGGACGGCATTATGTCGAATACAAGGACACGACGCCTGACCTGGCGATGTGCGGACGCGAGCGA